GTTCAACCCTTGACCCCATCGCCCTTGATGAGATATGTCTCTCTAAGAGAGGCATATTCATGGGTGACTATACCACGAAAATGATCTTGACCTGGGGTCAAGATGCAATTGCGCGGTACAGTCTCTTGCAGAGCTACAATATTGTAGGCGATGATTTCATCGCAGCTGGTGAGAGGGAGAAATTGGAGACCTACTTAACAGCCGTGGAGGACACAGGTGGGAAGATATCTCTTAGAGATACCTTCATATCCACCCGCATTATGTTCTACTGTGAGGAGATGTCGTTGGTTCCTAGAACCACGACAGATCTTCCCATAGTAGCCATAAAGCGTGGCAAATCTAGGATTTGCTATGTGGACACTCCACGGCTTCGCCTACTAATTCCCACTTGCACTGAAACCCAAGGTTTCAGTGGTGTACAAGCGGGCAGGTTTTCCCTTCTTGGAAAGGAAACCCTGTGGGTGAATGGAACACACCCGGACAAAGTCCGGTTGTTTGAAAGAGCTCAGCTCTTCCAACATATCCTTCTACCGCGAGAGGAAGCGACACAATGTCCCTTCACTCCCGTTGAAGTAGGAGGAGATGGCTCCTTCACCCGAAATAGCAAACTGTTCAAGGAAATCATTGAAAAGAAAAGTAAGAATCCTAAGGAAACTTACTTCAGACTTTTCAATGTTTACAAGAACAAAGTAGGCCATCGATTAGTACAATCTGACACCCTGAACCAAGTGACCACCAAATATAGGATTTGGATGCCAGCTCTTAAAGAGCTGAAATCCTACCTTCCTAAAAATGCCATCGTGGAAATCAACGAGTCAAACTCGTCGATAAGGAGTCTTAGACTCCCAGGTTTCTTAGAAACCCCACGACAGACAATTTTTAGGATGGTAAAGGAATCCTATTACCGTGCAATTCTTCGAGGAATTCCGTATGAGGACTTGCCTGTGTTAGACACAGGCCCGTCCCCTCCGGAATTAAAGTTAGGAAGTAACCAAGTTACTCCTTACTTTAACCTGCAAAGGTTCCTCGATCACTGGGTAAACCCTGGTTTCTCTTGGAGAGACCAGGATGATTACCTAGTGAAACAGAATGAGGCACAATTGGTGGATCATATGCACCTTAATCTTACCTTCGGTAGAATCAAACCACCTGGTCTTAAAGACCAGGTGAGGCTCTGGCTAAGCCAGGGCGGTGATTCTATCCTGGACCAGTCCGGTGAAGATGTGTTAGCCTTCTTAGAAGGCTCCGCACTCCCAATTAAATTGAGAGAACGATTACACATGTTCATCGAGACTGATTCGGTGGTAATGGAAGAGTTTAAAACTCTTCCACCACCAGAGGGCAAGATTATCCTTGTGTCCCGTGATTTAAAACTCGCGGCGAACTTAGTTCGCCTAGGAGACGCGATGGGGAAAGTATACCAAGTATACTGCCTCCGTCCCGTTTTCTACCTTCTTGGAAGGATCGAGGAGATTGGTTTTGAACCAACC